TCGACGATGTGGAAAAGCTGAAATCCATCTACAACATCACGGGCATCTGGATTGAAGAGGCCAGCGAGGTGCTGGAGAGCGACTTCAACCAGCTGGACATCCGACTGCGCACGGAGTTCCCATACTATCTGCAAATTATCATCACCTTCAACCCCATCAGCATCATGCACTGGCTGAAGAGGCGCTTCTTCGACTTCGACATCAAAGACCCGGCGGAGCGGGAGAAGGCCATCGCCAGAACCAGAACCCACGAGAGCACCTACAAGGACAACCGCTTTCTGCCACAGGAGGCCATCCAGACGCTGGAGGCCTTCAAGGAGACGGACGAGTATTACTACATGGTCTACTGCCTCGGAATGTGGGGCGTGACCGGCAAGACCGTCTTTGACCGCAAGGCTGTGGCGAAGCGGCTGCAGGAGATAAAGCAGCCCCAGAAGGTGGGATTGTTCGAGTATGGAGACAACGGCCTGAAGCTGGACGACATCCGATGGACGGACGATGCCAGAGCGGGCTGCGTTCGCATTTATTCCCAGCCGGAGAAGGGCGTGCCCTATGTTATCGGCGCGGATACGGCAGGAGAAGGCAGCGACAGCTTCGTGGCACAGGTGCTGGACAACCGCACCGGCGTGCAGGTGGCGCAGCTGCGGGGCAAGTTCGACGAGGATGTATTTGCGCGGCAGGTCTACTGCCTCGGCATTTACTACAACACGGCGCTTATCGGCATAGAGACCAACTTCTCCACCTACCCGGTGATGGAGCTGGAGCGGCTGCGGTATCCAAAGCAGTATGTGCGGGAGAGTATCGACGACTATACCCACAAGATAAAGCAGAGTTTCGGCTTTTTGACGAACACCAAGACGCGACCGGTGATTATCGCGGAGCTTATCAAGGCCAGCCGTGACGACATCACCATCGTGAATGACGAGACCACGCTGCAGGAGATGCTGACTTTTGTGAGAAACGAGGAGACACTGAAGCCGGAGGCGGAGGCAGGCGCACACGACGACTGCGTGATGAGCCTTGCCATCGCCCACTACATCCGACCGCAGCAGAGCTACATCCAAGAGACGGCGGAGGGCGCGGAGAAGAAGTGGACGGCATCCCAGTGGGAGGACTACGAAAACGCATCCCCGGCGGAGCGGGAAATGCTTATTAAGCGCTGGGGCAGACCGCAGCGATAGGAGGACGACATGAAAAAAGACAGCAAAAAGCTCTATCTCTGGCAGGAGCGGCTGAAGAGCAACCAGAGCGCCTACCAGAGCGAGACAGACCAGATGGATGACCGCGAGGCACTGTATCGCGGCACCAACGAAGTGCGCGCCATCGTACAGGGCGAGCGAAAGAAAAAGACCCCTCATGTGCGCAACATCTGCGCGGAGCTGGTGGAAGCCCAGACGGACAGCAATATCCCCAAGCCGAAGGTGACGGCCAGACGAAAAGAGGATGAGGGCAAGGCCAAACTCATCGAGGATATGCTGCGCAACGAGCTGGACAGACTTCCTTTTGAGCAGCTGAACGACATCATGGAGCGCACCGTGCCCATTCAGGGCGGCGGCGCTTTCTTGCTGGAGTGGGACAACACCCAGAGAACCCACTACACCATCGGCGAGCTGGCGGTGAGCACGCTGCATCCCAAGCAAATCGTGCCGCAGGACGGCGTTTACACCGGCATCGAGGATATGGACTACATCATCCTGAAAATCCCCCAGACCAAAGAATACATCCGCAGGCGCTACGGCGTGGACGTGGAGGATGAGGCGGAGCAGGAGCCTGATGTCAAGGGCAGCGACGGTAAGACCACATCCGACGACCTCGTGACCCAGTACATCGCCTACTACCGCAACGACAAGGGCGGCATCGGCCTTTACAGCTGGGTGAACGACACGCAGCTGGAAGACCTCGAAGACTATCAGGCACGCAGGCTGCGCAGATGCAAGAGCTGCGGAGCAGTGGAACCGCTGGTGGCGGAACCGATGGAACCGGCGCAGGTGCCCCAGTTGGAGAACGGCATGGCGGCAGCGGCCATTGTGGAGGCGGACATCGAGCGGGCGCAGCAGCAGCTGGAGCGGGAGACCAGACCGGCGGCTATGCGCGGCGCGAGAAAGACCTGCCCCTACTGCGGCGGGACAAAGTGGGAGGAGACCACGGAGGAATACGAAGAGGTCTACTTCCCTATCCAGCGCACCGACGGCAGCACCGTGGGCGGCATGGTGCCCCACGAGACAGTTTCTGAAACGGAGTTTGACGAGATGGGACTGCCGGTGGTGACTATCGTTGAGGAGCCGACCCGCATCCCCTTCTACAAGCCGGACATCTTCCCGGTCATCCTGCAGAAGAATGTGAGCGTGTACGGCAAGTTCCTCGGCGACAGCGACATCGACAAAATCGCAGACCAGCAGAACACCACCAACCGTATCGAGGCCAAAATCATCGACAAGCTCTTGAAGAGCGGCAGCTATATCACGCTGCCGGATGAGGCCAGCATCAAGGTGGACGCGGAGGATATGAAAATCATCCGTCCGGGCAATGCGGCCAACAAAGCGCTCATTGATGTCTACGACCTGCAGGGAAATGTGGAGCAAGACCTCGTTTACCTCGCCCAAGTGTATGAAGAGGCGCGGCAGGTCATCGGCATCACGGACAGTTTTCAGGGCAGAAGCGACCGCACCGCCACCAGCGGCAAGGCCAAGGAGTTCGCTGCAGCCCAGAGTGCGGGCAGACTGGAATCGAAGCGCGTGATGAAGGATGCAGCCTATGCTGCGCTGTTCGAGGCCATGTTCAAGTTCAAGCTGGCCTATACCGACGAGCCGCGACCGGTGGTATCGGAGGACATCCACGGCAACGCCCAGTATGACACCTTCAACCGATACGACTTTCTGGAGCAGGACGACGCGGGAGAGTGGTGCTGGAACGACCAGTTCCTGTTCGCCTGCGACACCTCTGCACCGCTGGCATCCAACCGGGAGGCCATGTGGCAGGAGACCCGCATGAACCTGCAGACCGGCGCTTTCGGCGACCCGGCGCAGCTGAACACCCTCATCCTCTTCTGGACGAAGATGGAGATGCTGCACTATCCGGGCGCGGGCGAGACCAGAGCATATCTGGAGGAAGAGCTGAAGCGCCAGCAGATGCAGCAGCAGGCTGCGATGCAGATGCAGATGATGCAGATGCGTCAGCAGCAGCCCCAGCAGGGCATCGACCCGCAGACGGCGCAGGCCGTCATCCGCAGGGCGCAGCAGGACGCAGCGAGAGCTGCACAAAGACAGTCAGCAGCAGCTCCGGCACCGGCCGGAACTGAGGCGATATAACATTCACGGGAAAGGAGGACGCAGACATGGCAGACAAGAAGTGCGGTTATGCCGGTAAAATCCAGAACTCCGGCGCGCAGAAGGTCAACGCCCCCTTTGCCAACACCGGCAAGAAGGGCACCAGCACCGTGAAGACCGGATCTGACCTTAGAACCGGCAACAAGGGCGGCAAGTAAGCTGCCCTTCCACCGCGAGCGGGCGGCCACGACAGCCCGCGAAAATCTCGCAGGAAAAGCGTAAAAATCCAAAGGAGAACACTATGGGCGAAATCGACTACGGCGCGTTATTCGGTATCGACGCAACAGGCGCAGAAGAGCAGGATGTCGCCGACCCTGCAGCAGATACCACCGCGCAAGGCGAAAACGAGCAGGATGTCGCCGCCCCTGCCGAACAGAACACAGAAAACACCCCTGCCGACGGTGCTGCCGAAGGCGGGAACGATAGCAGCGAAGAAGAGGGAGAGGCCGGACAGAACGCGGAGCAGAACGCAAAGTTCGCCGCTGCCAGAAGAAAGGCGGAGGCGGAGCGGGATGCAGCCGTGGAGAAGGCAAAGGCAGAAGCGCAGGCAGAAGCTGCCCGCGTCATCAACGAGGCCTTCAAAAACTCCGGACTGGTAAACCCCTACACAAAGCAGCCTATCACCTCGAAGGAGGAGTACGACGCATACCGCCAGCGCTATGAGGCCGAAAGAAAAAAGGCGATGATGCGCAAGAGCGGCATGAGCGATGCGGACTTCGATGCCTTCGTGCAGAATCTCCCGGAAGTACGGGAAGCCAGAGAAGCAAAGGAACAGGCGGAGCAGGCCAAGAGAGAGGCACAGCAGGCCGCAGCCAAGGTGAAGGTGGACGAGCAGCTGAAGGAAATCGGCGCACTCGACCCATCCATCCGAAGCATGGAAGACCTTGCCAAGATGCCCACCTATGCCAAGTTCTACGAACTGGTGAAGAAGGGCAACACCCTGACCGATGCTTTCAAGCTGGCAAACTACGACGCGCTGACAAAGGGCGCGGCGGCGGGTGCGCGTCAGGCCGCACTGAACGCAGCACAGGGCAAGCAGCACATGGGACAGACCCAGACCAGAGGCGCGGGCGCAGTGAGCGTACCGGCGGAAGTGATGGAGCAGTACCGTGCCTTCAACCCTGATGCGACGGAGGCGGAAATCCGTGCGCACTACGCAAAGAGCCACAAGAAATAAGACTACGAAAGGAGCATATCAAAATGGCTTTCAAAATCCATAAAATCGACGATGGCCGTATCCCCGGCATCGAATACCTGCCCTGCGGTGCAATCACTCCCAAGGTGGGTATGGCACTGGTGCAGAGTGCTGGCAACCTTGCTATTGCCACCGGCACCACTGCACCCACCTACATCTCCATGTGCGAGAAGGACAGCGCCTGCACTGCAGGCGACATCATCCCCGTCATCCGCGTGAGCAAGGATATGGTCTTCGAGACCACTTTCTCCGCTGCTGCCACCAGCGTCAAGCTGGGCAACAAGGTGACTTTGCACGCATCCGACGGCATGAGCGTGACCGCCACTACCACTGACGGCGTGGCCGAAGTGGTCTACATGGACGGCACCGCCAGCGGCTCCATGTGCCGCGTGCGCTTCTAATCTGACGAAAGGAGACAGACATAATGGCTAATATCACTTTTACCGAAGGCTCCGGCCTTCAGGATTCCATCTTCGGCAAATCTCAGGAGCCTATCAAGATGTTCCT